GATGAAGTGCTGCCCGCGCTGGTGCTGGCGGCTGATTGGTATGACTCAGCCGCGCGTGAAACTGACATTATCGGTCGCAACCAAATCACCCATCCCGGCTTTGTACCGGTTAAAACACTACGGGTACCCATTCGATGAATAATGATGTCACGCTACGGGTAAATGGCCGCGAGTGGGTAGGGTGGACCTCTGTCTCTATCTCAGCAGGTATCGAGCGATTGGCCCGCGACTTTAATGTAGAAATCACTCGTCAATGGCCTGGTAGTGAAGAGGCTGGACACCTCCAGCCGCGAGTGAAAAAGGGCGATCAGGTCACAGTGTTGATTGGCACTGACTTGGTGGTCACCGGCTATATCGATGCCACACCGGTACGCTATGACGCCCGCTCAGTATCGGTGGGCATTGTCGGTCGCAGTAAAACAGAAGACTTGATCGACTGCGCCGCACTGATAACCCAATTTACCGGCCGCTCTTTTGTCCAGATAGCGACCCAGCTTGCCGCGCCATTTGGTGTGTCAGTGGTCAATGCCGGTGTGGAAAACACGCCAATGCAGGGGCTGCAGGTAGATTACGGTGAAACTGTGGTGGATGTGCTCGATAAGATGATGGGCATTCAGCAGGTACTGGCCTATGACAATCCAGCGGGTGCACTGGTTATTGGTCCTGTGGGCGCTTCACGTACCGTCACTGCCCTTGTGCTGGGTGAAAATATTATCTCCTGCGACACGGAACAGAGCATTAAAGACCGTTTTTCTGAATACGTAGTCGCTGGCCAGCG